GCTGAGCACTGGCCTGGCGAAATTCAATTCGATCGTAATCAAATCAATGTAACTACAATCGATATTGAAGTACAATCCAATGAGGGTTTCCCTGAGCCAGACGAAGCTAAGTATCCTATCACTGCAATCTGTTTAAAGAACAACATTGATAATACTTTCTATGTGTGGGGTCTTGGTGATTACGATGTAAGCATCTCAATCATGCAGGAAAATCGTGTAGTGTACACAAAGTGTGCAACTGAACAGGAACTACTCCTACGATTCCTTGCTCATTGGAATACACCATCACATATGCCTGATGTAGTTACAGGTTGGAATATGCGTACCTTTGATATTCCATACATCGTCAATCGTTGCCGTCGTATTCTTGATGATGAAAAAGTTAAGATGCTTTCACCTTGGGGTCGTGTTGAAGAAAAGCAAGTAACCATGATGAAGAAGCAGACTCAACTGTATGACATCATTGGTGTTTCTCAGATTGATTACCTTGACTTGTTTAAGAAGTTTGGATTCTCCTTCGGTCCACAAGAAACTTACAAACTTGATCATATTGCTTACGTAGTTCTAGGTGAACACAAGTTAGCATACGATGGTAGTCTACATTCTCTTTACATGAATGATCACCAAAAGTTTATTGACTACAACATCAAGGACGTTGACCTCGTTGATCGTATCGAAGATAAGATTGGCCTAATGACTCTGTGTTTTACTATGGCTTACAAAGCCGGTGTAAACTTCAACGATACGTTTGGTACAACAGGTATTTGGGATACACTCATCTATCGCTATCTAATTCCACAAAACATTATTGTACCACCTAACAAAGAATCATTTAAATCTGATTACGCTGGTGGCTACGTAAAAGATCCTCAGTGTGGAGTACACGATTGGGTTGCTTCTTTTGACGTTAACTCACTTTACCCTAACATCATTGTGCAATGGAACATGAGTCCAGAAACAATTATGAAAGGTCGCTATGATCACCGAGTTTCACCTGATTCAATCCTTGAAGGTTACATTCCTGAGCAAGTTGAAGGTGTTAATATTGCAGGTTCTGGTCAAATGTTCTCCAATGCTAAACAAGGTTTCATGCCTAAGATCATTGTAGAAATGTATGATGAACGTGTAAAGATTAAGAAGTTGATGATTGCTTCCAAGAAAGAACTTGAAGCATGTGATCAAACTAACAAGCAAGAGTTGTATCGTATTGAACGTGATATCGCTAGGTATGAGAACCAACAAACTGCTATTAAGCTTTTGCTTAACTCACTTTATGGTGCGTTAGGTAATAAGTACTTCCGCTACTTCACTCAAGAAATTGCTGAAGGTATTACATTATCTGGCCAAATGATTATTCGTTGGGCTGAGAAACATGTAAACGATTATTTGAACAAAGCGTTGAAGAACGAGAAATACAAAGATTATGTTATTGCTATCGATACTGATTCTGTTTATGTGGCGCTTGAACAGGTCGTTAAAACAACGGGACTCACAGACAAAGAAAAAATCCTAAACTTCTTGGATAAGTTTTGTGATGAAGCTTTGGAATCTGTATTAGATAAATCCTTTGCCAAACTTGCAGATCAATTGAATGTGCATACACGTCGTATCACTATGAAACGAGAAGCTATCGCTAATCGTGCAATCTGGGCTGCTAAGAAAAGGTATATCCTAAACGTACTTGACAATGAAGGTGTACGCTATGCAAAACCAAAACTCAAAATCATGGGTATCGAGGCGATCAAATCGTCTACACCGGGCACGTGTAGGGAGGCTTTTACAGAGTTGTTTCAAGTGCTCATCAACGGTACGGAAGCGCAGACTCAGAAATTTATTCAAGATTATCGAGCAAAATTTGAAACACTCCCTGCGCATGAGAAGGCATTCCCTCGCGGAGTATCGAATGTCAAAGAGTACCAAGACAAAGACACGATCTATAAGAAGGGTACTCCAATAAATTCACGTGCTGCAATCCTCTATAACAACATGCTTAAGAAGCAAGGATTGAAAACTTACTCACCTATTCGTGGTGGTGATAAGATTAAGTACATCCACTTGTATCCTAATAACCCTACTAAAGAAAACGTTATTGGATTCATTGATGTACTTCCAGCAGAGTTTAAACTTGACAGGTTTATTGATAATGATACACAATTTGAGAAGGCTTTTCTTGACCCAGCAAAAAGTATCATTGAAGCTATTGGATGGAAAGCAGAACCTGTCGCAACATTGGAAGACTTCTTTTCATGAAGTTAAATAAAGGTCTAAACAACCTATGGGCAACACCTGTATCATATGATAAGATAGATTCTTCTGTCTATGAGAAGGTGTTGAACCAAGCAATGCAAATGGATCTTAGCGCACCACCGTCTGACTTTGAAAATGGTTGGTATAACGATCATCTAAAAGTACTAGAAGGAACTGTGCTTTTACCTAAGTTTGAATCGTACTTACAAGAAGCGTTTGGTGTTTCAGTGTATGATTATAAATCTTGGCGTATGAAGAAGTGGATTACTGGATCGCATCCAACATATCAAACTGGATACGCAATGCAACCACATAATCACATGGGCGCAAAAGTATCAGCAGTACTATATCTACTAGCAGAAGGTGATGAAACTGGATCTATCGTATTTGTAGATCCAAGAACAAATGCTAATAGAGGATATGATGAGCGCTTTACAAAGCATTTTGATTTTCTAAAGCATGAACCAAAATCGGGAGATCTTATTATCTTCCCGTCATTCCTATGGCACTACGTTTATCCTACGTTTTCAAACCTAAGATTAGCAATGCCAATGGATTTATATTTGTATGAATAGTTTACATTACATTAAATGTGTGATATAATAGTTATTATTAAGGAGAAGTTATGAGTAAAAATTGGGTTGAAGATATTGCTATTATGCATGCTAAGTATGGTGTGCATCCAGTAATGCGTGTATTAGATAAAGATAAATTGGAAGCATTCCTAAAGTTTCGTATTGATTTTTTGCAAGAAGAATTAGATGAAATGCGTACAGCGTTGGTAGACTACCAAGCAGGAAAGCTTGATGGAACTAAAGCTGCTGACGATACAGTTGATGCATTGATCGATTTGTGTGTGGTTGCTATTGGTACTCTTGATGCATTCAATGTTGATAGTTATAAAGCATGGGATCGTGTATTAGAAGCTAACATGAATAAAGAAGTTGGCATTAAAGCAAGTAGACCTAATCCATTGGGTTTACCAGATTTGATTAAACCTGAAGGTTGGGTTGCACCAGTTCATAGCGATAACGTTGGTATGCTCAATAAGATCTATGGCTAAAGTTATGCCTGTTGGACGAACACGTATAAATCCAAACACTCTTAATGCAGAGGTGTGGAATGGTACTACGTGGCTAGAGACCATCAATGATGGTACTGCGTGGCTAGAGGCCACCAATCCAAAGATGGCTAATACTATTAGTACGTTAGGTTTACCTATTGGTTCAGCATCTATTACTACTACTGTTGGCAGCAATGGTAGTAGTGCCAGTTTAAGCAGAAACATGGAAGATGTTTATGAATTCTTAAAACAAAATCTTCGTGTTGCTGAGTACACAGATGAGGCAGGTAAAATTGCAACTGTTCAATTAGAAATGCGTTTAGGTCCAGGTTACACATGGGAAAACATTAGAAGAGTAAAATCTAAAAATACATTATGAAATATTCTTTGACAGCCTTTAGTTCTATTTTTGACAATAAAACTCATAGGCAACTACATCATGATACTTGGGCATCTTTTGAAGCTATGCTTTATAAGATGTCTCAGACGCCTGGATACAAACTTAAAAAAGGTGAACGTAAAGCACCTGCAGGTTTAAAGGCGTCACCTCTTATTTCACCAGCAGTATTTCCTGAGGGAACTACTAGAGCTAATGACAACGTAATTGAGTGGGCAGGCTGGGCCGCACTTGATATTGACGATCACAAATTTGAAGGTGATCTGGAAAAAGAACTCTATGCTAAGTACGGCAATTATTATTACGTTTGTTACTCTACCTCTAGTAGTACTATCGATCATCCGAAGTTTCGACTTGTATTCCCACTTAAAAATGGTGTGCGAAAAGAACACATTAAGCAATTTTGGTTCGCACTCAACAAGGAGTTCGATGGACTCGGGGATGGTCAGACTAAAGACTTATCTCGCATGTATTACGTACCTGCTTTATATCCAAGCAGCAATAACTTTATCTTTACTAATAGTACTGGGTCTTTCATTGAACCATCTACTCTCATAAGTAAACATCCAATGCAAGTTGCACAATCAAGTGTAGCTACATTCATGGATAGGTTACCACCAGAGTTACAAAAGAAAGTATTGAATCACAGAGAAGAGTTGTTGAAAGATAACGCTAACTATGATTTTGAATGGACTACATATAACGACTGTCCATTCGTTAATAAGAAAATGATTAGTGATTATAAAGTAATTGCCAACTCAGATGGAAGTGGTCGTTACTCTATGATCTATAAAATCATGACATCAATTGCCTGCAATGCTATCAAACGTAAGTATCCTATTAGTCCAAATCAAATTGCAGAAATGATTAGACAACTTGATAGGGATACTGCCAACATATACGCTAAGCGCCCGCTTCAAACAGAAGCTGAGCGGGCATTAGAGTATGCATATAAAATAGTTGAATGAAGCCCTGTACAGCGGGCATTAACTGTGATATAATAATATCTTGTATAACATAATAGACGGAGCTCTTATGACTAATGAAGAAAAACTTGGTAAGATCGGTGAATTGCTAGTATCAAAACTTGAAGATGCAGTACTATCAGAATACAAATATGATAGTACAAAAGACATGACTACTAAAGATGGTGTGAAGATTGAAGTGAAAACTCAGAATCGTCATCCCAATGGTAGCTTCACAGTTAATGCAATGCATGCAACTAACCTTAGTAAATGTATGACAGTTGATCGTTTAATCTTTGTAGAGTACGATTCATCTGACATCATTAAGATCTTTGAATGCACTGAACGTGATTACAAGATTGTAAATACAAAACCTACATCTCGTGAACCAATGGGTCGTATCATGTGTTGTTGGCCAATCAGCAAAATGAAAAAGCTTGCTGAGATTAATGATTACAAACTTGCAAGTGAAATGCGTAATCTTTCTAACTCACGTCTCTACAACAAAAATTCTCAATATTCAGTTGGTAATCAATAATGAAATACGATGAAGGCAAACCACAACTTGGTTTAATTCCACCAGAAGCATTGATTCAAATTGCTAAAGTACTTGGCTTTGGTGCAGCAAAGTATGGTGTTAATAATTGGCGTAACGATGGTGGTGACTCACCTTGGATTAGAACATACTCTTCAATCCAACGCCATCTAAATGCTTGGCATGCAGGTGAAGACCTCGATCCAGAATCAGGTCAATCACACCTAGCACATGCAACTACTCAATTAATTATTCTCATGATTCATCAAATGGAACACCCTGAATGTGATGATCGTTATAAAAAGGAACAACAATGATTACTAATTTTGTCTATGATATTCAACAAGAATTCGCTCGTAAACTTCTTGATAAAGAATTCGTTGTTGATAAGGGTGGTCCTAAAACAATTGAAATCATCAATGCATCTTTCCTTGCAGATGAAGCTTCTATCTTTGGTGAAGTAAACCAAGATTATGTAAAGCGTGAATTGGAATGGTATCGCTCATTGTCTCTAAACGTCAATGATATTCCTGGTGGTCCACCTG